AAACCAACCCGGAATACGTAATTCATCTGTTGGATATGCAATACTTGTATAATTTAATGGATTGTTTTTAAGTTTACACACAATTACTTTTGCACCGTCTGTAATTGGTAGTGAATACTTGTCACCATACATAGTTTTACAGTTGTTCCAATTAATACTTGCTCTAACGTGTCCAGGCATATTTGCTTTACCTTGTTTCTTTTCTTTCTCCCAATATTCAGTAACATTGTTTGCTCTTTTTGGAGATCCTTTTTCCCAACCCGGTCTTGCTTTAAATTCTGTTCTAAAATCAGTAATTGCTTGTAATACTTGTTCTTCCGTTTCACCTGTTAATACTTTATAGAGTATATCACTTAAAAAGTTTTGTACAAACACAGGAGTATCTGATCTTTTTAAATCAAGACCCATCGCTTTCATTTTTCCTTCTTTACCTGCTGTATCTGTACGTTCACCTTCTTTGTCGTAATACAACACTGCATATCTTTTCTTTGTAATGAATAAACCTTTTGATGCAACAAGTTCTCTACCTGCTCGTATTACTGAACCTCTAGTTGTTGGGCAATGAAATGCTTTACTCATAAATCCCGGAAATGTTGTATTTGTTTCTTCTGCAATTTTATCATATAAAGAAATAACACTTTCTTTATTCCATGCTATTTTTCCTGATTCAATATCAGATGCTAATGTTTTGTATGCAGTAAAATATACAGAATCAGTATCTCCATAAACAACACTTTCACCAGTATGGTCATATTTGCCAGCAACAATTTCGTTTATTTTTGCTCCCATATGTTTTGTAATACATCTACCTGTTAGAGTTACTGATTGTCCAATTCGAATATCAAAAAATCTGCAACCGGGATTTAAAATTGCACCATATAAACTGTTCAAGTTAATTTTTTTAACTAACTGTCTTTTATCCCAATACTCTCTTTCAATTTCATTATCGCCACAGTCAGCCATTTTACGTTGCATTTCTTGTCTTTCAGCATACCAACGTTTTAATAAACCCGGAATAATGCCTTCTTGTTCATAAGTGAATATAGTACCATTTGCACTTAACATCCATTTATTATTGCCATCAAATATTACATCGTGTAGTTGAGCGGCACTCATTCTTACAGTAGTACCGTCTGCCCAATCAACAACAACTTCTGTTGCTTTGTCTTCTTTCATAACTGCTTGATATTCCCAACTACCAAATTGATTATCCCAAGCCGCCGCAAATGATTTTTTCTGCGACCTTGCTCTATTAATTTCTGCAGAAGTAATTACTGGTCTAATTTGTCCAACAATAGTTTCCGGACTCATGTTTAATGCTCTAATTACACTTGGATACAGTGAGTTGATATCAACAGATCCTATCCAGTCGTGTATACCTTTTTTTGGAGTTGCCACATAAGCACCTGCCGCCGTAACTGGTTCAGCATCTTTGTCTCTGAATTTTCTACCCGGAACTTGCATACCACGTCTATGTGCTTCGTTTACTATTGCTTGTTCTGTAACTGCAACTGCACCCATTGTTGTTTGTAGTAATACAGTATTTTGGTGTGCAATCTCGTTCGCAAGTTCTATAAATTTTAATTTCTTTTCTAATTTGGCAAGTAATGCCGTATCTTGTCTATTATATTCAATAAAAAGTGCAAAGTCGTTTTTATATAAATGGTCTAAAGAGCCTTCATATACAGTCTTCTTTTCACCTAATTCGTGTTCACCAATTGCATCTAATCTAAAACTATGACGCTCTTCATATGTGTACTTTCTATAAAGTTCTAATAAGTCTAGGTGTACACGACCAATTAAATCATAACTTAAATGTTCTCTACCATATTTTTCAAATACTCTTTTTTTAGGTTTTTCTCCCCAAAAACATAAACGTCTTGTATCATCACCGCTTAACACTTTTTGTATTCTACCTACAGTATACGGAATGTCATATCCTTCCGAGTTCCACCCAGATATAATGTCTGCTTCGTCGACTAATTGCAAAAAAGCATCAAGTAAATCTTTTTCTTTTTCAAATAAAACTGTGTTATCAAATCGTTCTGTTAAGATTTTTGCTTCGTTCATTGAAAGTGTTTTTGGAGGAAGTGCAAATGTAACTAGTTGATCCGTCCAACCCATATAACAACTTATGGCAGTTATAGGCATGAACGGATCATCAGTTGTGGCATAACCCTTTTCAGGATCAAAATCCACCTCGATATCAAAGAAAAGTGTATTTAATTTTGGAGTTTCTTTACCTAAGTAATTTTCCTCTAAACATCTAAACACTGGATTGATATCATTTTCATAAAGAGACTTGTTGGATCTGATACGTTGCTCTTTAATGAATTCTTTGGCTGTTGTACACGTAACTTTTTGTAAAGGTTCACCTGTTATAGATCTGTGTTTACCTCTAGCATCTGGATGATAGAATACATACCTTGCGTCATATTCTACAAACACACGACCTTTTTTTGGATCACGTTCTACAACATAAATTTTGTCTTCGTCTTTTTTATATAAGGCGTCTATGTAACTCATTTAATAATTTCAACATCACTTTCTGTTTTAATAACAACTCTAGCACCACAAGGAAGTAAAGGTTTATCATTACCTCCATATAATACTTGGCTTGGTCCTAATATTGCAACCTCGTGACAGTAAGTATTTTTAGAACCTTGTTTAATTGTAATAACTGGATCATTTAAGCCGTGTTTTTTATTTGCACGAATTTTGTGCATATTAACATGAATATATTTTGTTTTTGTTCTCATTAAAATACTCTAAAATTTCCTATTATGTTCATTATAGTAAACCATGATGCCAAAACGCAAGTCCAAATTATCCTTCTACGATAAGATGCGTAGGCAAGTGTGCTAGAACCTAAAAGATATAGTGGAAAAATCAAACGCATATCTGGTCCTGGTGAGGTAAAAGTTAATAGATATGATCCTGCTATCGTGACCGAGACTGAAAATACTTCTAGGTAAAAAGCAATTTTATCTTGTTTGTAACTTGTTACCCAAAATTCTTTGAGTAATTGAAAAAACATTAAAGTTTACCGGCTGAGTTCAGTATACTTTCTAATGTGTCCATGTCATCAGCAATATTTTGATAATTGCCTTTGTGTGCCACAGATATTGCTTTGTTAATCAAAGCAGGTTTTAATTCTAATTCTTCTGCGATTGCTTTTACAGTGTCTCTTAACCCAACTTTTAAGTCGTCAACTTCACCCAACACTTGTGAACCTTGATTAATTATTTGTATGAGTTTTTGTTTTTCTGCTTCATTAAAGTTTCTAACTGCCATATATTTCTCCTGTTGTTTCTAACAGTATATAACATCTTTAGTGATAGAGCAAATGGTTTTTAGATTAACCCGGCTAATTTTTTAATACGTTGTAAGTCGTCGGTTTCTACAACGTCATTATTTTTCATTATTTGGTTTGGACTATTGGTAAAATCAGTTGTTTTTGCTAATCCTCTACTACCTGCACTAGATGGTGATGCAATTTGTTCACCTGCACTTATGGCACCTCTTTGACGCATTTTGGTTACGTCATCTATATATTTTTGGTAGTTGTAAGGAATACTGCTCATATGCAGTATTTATTTTTTTTCTGCTGGGTCTAAATCGTTTGTAAACTTATCTTCTTGAGGAATATCGATTGCTGGTTCAACAGCGTCTAGTTCAACTTCTTCGCCTTCTTCTTCAACAGGAACTTCTTTAGTTGGTTCTTCTGCTGGAACCTCTGTTTTTGGCTCTTCTATTTCGGGTTCTTTTTCTTGTACTACTTCTTCTTCTGGTTGCTCTGCCTTTTCTGCGTCTGCAATTATTTCTGTAGTTTCTGGAGTTTTAACAAGAATGCTTTTTTGTTCTTCATTGTAAACTGCTTCATTGTCTGAGAAAGTGTTGTAGAGTTCAACAAGTTGAGCCTCTTCTGCGTTTTTAATATATTCAGCGATATCGTTTGAGATAACATCTCTAAATGCTTTAGCATCATATGTTTGTTCTTCCTTTTGTTCTGCTTTTAATTCTGCTAATTGTGTTTCTAGTTCAGCAATTTTATCTAATCTTTTACTTTCTTCATTAACTGCTTTTTTAATATTTGTAGAAATTGAATCATCTGCGTCTGACTCTTTAATTGCTTTTGTAATATCTGATTCTTTTTTAGGCTCTTCTTCTTTTGTAATTGATTCTACTAATTTTTTTGCTTTTGGTGAAACTTTTGGTTGTTCTGTGTATTCTTTAATACCTGCTAATTTGGCAATATCGGCTAATGAAATATCTTTATCGTCTAATACTTTTGGTTCACTATTTGCGGCTTCCATTAATTCTTTTCTTTCTTGATCAGGCGTCATATTGCTCATATCTTTCAAACGAGCAACTAGGTCTGAGAAACTGCTAGGTTTTGATTGTTTACGTGCCATATTCGTATTTATAATTGTTATAAAATTATTTAAGTCGTTGATTTAGCATTATAGCAAGTTTTGACTCGTATGCCAAGCCTTCTGTTGGCATAAACTTACTATATTTCTTCTGTAGATATTTAACTTGGTTTAAATCTCTACCAATATCCAATCTCAATTTAGCACCATCAATGTCTTTTTGGATCATTTTAACAAGTTCGTCATCGCCGTTATCTTGTGCTATTTCTAGGGCACTATTCATTGCTTTTACCACAGGTACACTATTGTTTATTGCATCATTAATTGATCCAACACCGGCTAATCCTGCTACAAATATACCTGCCATGGCCAAACTTTTTGCCCAATCTTTTAAACCTTCATTAATAGATTCATCGCTCATCGGACTTGTTATTGGTGTACTTTTTAATGCAGGATCTTTTTTATATTGTGGTTTTAATTCTTTGCCTTTGTATGCTTTTTTACCTGCTGGTACTTTTTCAACTTTACCACCTTTAGCAAGATATTTTTTCATTAACGCATCACGTTGTGCTTTTTTTTCTGGTGTATCGTATTCTTTTACTTCTTTATGTTTAATATATGCTTGAATAATTTTATCATCCATATCATGTAGTGCTTTCCATTCTGGTGTGTCTACATATGGTTTAGCAATAGGATTATCTCTGTCTTGCTCAATTGGTGCTTCATCTGTTCTTGTTTCTTTTGCTAATTCTTTTTCAACTTCATTAACTCTTTTTGCTAATATTCTCATCATACCAGGTTTTGTGTCAACGTCATCTAAACTTGTTTCACGTGCTAATATTTCATCAATATGTTTTTGTACTACCTGTGCGTGTTTTTGTAAAACATTTTGGCTTAATTCTTCTCTGTATGGATTTAACTTTTGATATTCTTCGTAATTGTGTACACCTTGTAGATAATCTGCCGCTTTGTTTAATTTACTTTGCACCCAACCTTCTAAGTCATCACCTTTTTTAATAATTTCCATTAACTCAATTGCATATTTGGCAGTGTGATACAATGTTGATTTGCTCATGTGTCCCTCGCCTGCGTCTTCTGTAGCAGTATCAACAGGATGATCCATTGCCGCGTCATCAACGTTTTTTTGAAGTATGAGATAATCTTTTGCAACTTGAACCATGTTTCTTAGATCTTTATTTCTGTCTTCTTCCGAATCATCTACACCTGGAACAAATTGTCTCATTTTTGCCAATGTATCAGAACCAGGTACTTTGGCACTAATTAATGCATCTATTTCTTTGTAGTAATCTTGGAATTCCAATTCATCATCATCACTAAAACGACCAGAGCCTAAAATATTTCTAGCATG